ATGTTAATGGAAATATGTTTCGCAGTTAATGCAGTTGTGATTTTTAGATTATAAGGAGAACCCAATGTGGTTAGCGTTCACAATACAAATTCCCCTGTTCACCATACTGATTGAACGGGTGAAAATACAAGAAAAGAAGAAGCCTGTCGTTCTCAGGTTAGGGAAAGCCTTTGAATCTGACAGGTCGAGGCATCCAGAGTAGCTTAGGTCTGCGTTGGTGAAACACTGATGAGATTAATTATTTCCCGGATCATCTGTAAAGTAACTGGCGCGGACTTAACAATGTCATGGATGCTTTCTAAAACACCAGAATATATCACGTTTCCGGGAACGCCAACCCGGAAATCAATGGGCTATCGCCAAGCGGTAAGGCACAGCACTTTGACTGCTGTATTCGCTGGTTCGAATCCAGCTAGCCCAGCTGACTGTATCTTGTGCATGGATATAGTCCCTCCAAGGTGCCATCTATCCCAACGGGGATGATTAAAGGGACTTCAAATGTCCCGGATGGTATTCTGCATGGCGCAGAACAATCAGACCCTTTGTTACGGCTGTGAGGGTATGAACCGTAACAGTAGAGGAACGTTGCTCTTGAGTTGCCTAATAACGCCTCTACTTAGGACATTTATCTCAGCAGGTCAGAGAACCCGGCTCATAACCGGGCGGTCCTGGGTTCGAACCCCAGAATGTCCATTTCTCCATCAAATGCCATCTGAGCCGTTATCTTGGATGGAAAAATTTTTACCAGATAATTGAGAATCGAAAGGACTGCGATAACCGGGTGATACGGCGACGAGTTACGCGCTACGATTTCACTTTATCTGGTGACATTCCGGAGTTTAATGGGTTGACGAATCTAGGAGTTTTAAGGAATGCAGGAGTCCGTACAAGGTTCGCTCTATATCACCTATAGGGCATAAATATCCGAAACAACTCCGTGGAGCATACCACGGTCACCAAAAAGCCGTCAGGTTGGCAAAAATACGATAGTCCAAGCTATGAAAAATTGCCTAGTGGAGAGCATAACACGATAAACATATTGCTAACCCGGTGCAATCCGGGTTCTGGGAGAACAATGCCATAAGGGGCAGAGGGCTGATTAACAGTACTAGGGCGGTTCAACTCCGCATTCTCCCATTCGCAGGGTAGAGAAGAGGAATCTCGCAAGGTTCATAACCTTGAGATCGGCGGTTCAAATCCGCCTCCTGCTATTTTCAAACATGGTTAACTCAGTGCAGATAGATTTTTCAGTCTAGCTGAGATGCAGGGTTATATGAGATAGAGTAGTTCGGGATACTGGACTATCAACCATCTTTTTAGCAGAAGTGATTCTGTTAGAGGAGGAAGAAACTTCCAATACACCTTGTAGTGTATCATCATAAAGAGACCAAAAGCAGAATCCTTGTGGTCAGTGTATAATAGACGCTTGCGGTGCAAGAATAATCCGTTGATGTGAGGGGTGTGAGAGACCACTGACTAGGCGGAAATCTCATTAAGCTGATTTGCCTTGAACCTGAGAAATCAGGGTATAACACAAGAGATTCGTTAGAGTAGCGGTATGGCATTTCATTCATAAGGGAAAACTTCTGAAAGAACCGTGAAATTTGTGGGTGACATTCCCATTTGTGCTTGACCGCGGTAAGAAGCTCAGGGTCGCTCCCGAAGGCTCAGACTTATCGTCACAGTGGCTGAATATGGTTGCAAGTATGATGGATAAGGGGAAACCCTAATCATGTTTGAATAGTTGAGCTGACGTACCGAAATGGTTATAACGGCGTAGTCTTGAAAACTAATGTGGTGAAAGCCCTGTAGGTTCGAATCCTACCGTCAGCGTTATGGTGCATTGCTGTAATGGTATCAGAGTAGGTTGCTAACCTATCCAACAGAAATGTTGTACACGTTCGAATCGTGTATGTACCGTTCCAATGAATTGCCATCATTGGAAACAGGTAATATCTGTACCGTTCCGGTTCCAGTGTTTCTCGTTGGGAGATTTATGCCGTTCAAGTCGGCACACTGGACTTTTTTAAATTCAGGAGATACTTATGGAAGTAAAAGTGTAAACGGTATGCATTTGAAGAATGTATCTGTTGCAATGGTGACAGTGAACATTGTACAGATTTTAGATGTCTTGATGATAGTTGTGAATGCTGGGAGGGCGTTGGAGATGAGAAAACAGGAGATAATTTACATCGCAGTTGACAATAAAGATGCTGATTGCTTTTTAGACGAACTATGCAAGCCAGGAATAATAACAGATACTTGCCTGCGTGTTGAGCGTAAGAAGAAAATGCTTGAAACCAGTAATTACCAAGTAATAGCAATTTCTCTTTCAGATTTTCACAGACTTACTCCAATATCGCCCGTAAAATATTATCTGTATAGCGATAAACCTCTTACAACGCAATTAGCATTGTTAGAAAACAGATACTATGAATTTCAAGTAATAAAAATGCATTCATCAACATTTGCAAAAGAAATAGACATGGAAAAACTTATTGATATTTTAAATGGCAGGAGGGTGTAAAGAATGAAAATTCATGAAGTGATACGTCTAAGAAATGCATACGGTGGAGAAACGACTCTTGATGACCTCGTAAAACGAATGCAAGGAAATAAAATTCACAGATGTCCGAAGTGCGGCGGAAGTGGAACTACTATCAAAAGAGTAAATCGTGCACAATACTGGGAATGTTGCGATGATTACGTAGAAAAAGAAGTCACTTGCGACTTATGCAACGGCGAAGGGTACACTGAGAAAATATACAAACCTAGAATGGTACAGGATGGATGGAAATGCGAATAGCAGGCAAAGAAATCAAAGATGAATGTTCCAAGTGCGGGAATATCCTCGAATGCGAGTTATTTCGACAGGGACATGCAATAAAACAGGAACGTGAGAACATAGCGAAGATGATTGAATGCCAGATGAAGCATAGGGAGGAAAGAGAAAAGAATGATTAAAATTTTAGTTCCTGGAACATTAAAAAGAATAAAATGTGGAAAATGCGGAGCATTGTTGCAGTACGATGAAAAAGAAGATGTTAAAGAAGAAAACATAGAGAAGCATTTTGCTACAAATATGCCATCTGGATTCGGGTACAAGCAAAAATACATTATATGCCCGCAGTGTAAGAACAAAATCATTTTAAGTTCGATCAGATAGGAGAATATTACAATGATTAAAAAACTTTGCAATTTCTACATCAGACGAAAAACCAAAAATCTTACACGGATTCCATTATTCACAATGACGTTCAACTGGAAGAAATTCCAGAAAGACGGTAAAAAGGATAGTTGTTTACTATATGTATTGCATCCAGATATCGCAAACGATTTGATTTTGCGTAGAAAACTGTCTGAATGCGTAGATTATATTCGAGATAACTACGACATGGAAATATTCACAAAAATTTAGTGGGAGGGAACCAGATGCAAATAGGAGATTTAGAAAAATGGAGCATAGATCAACTCAAAATTGAAGTTGTTAGGTTGTCGACAGTGTGCGAGAAGAAACAACATGAAATTTTAGACAAAAATGATAAAATCAACGAGCTTCAGGCTGAACTGGATAAAATGTGTGCTTATAACAATGAGTTAAAAAGACAGGCGGACGAAAAGGCAGATACGCCATTTTACGACGAATCTGTAGAAATCGCAAAATATCACAGACAGCATCAGAACGATTGCATCACGATTAATCAGTTGCATACAACGCTTGATGTTCTGATTGATCGATACGCAAATTTGAGAAAGATTCATGGGTTGAGCTGATATGAAAAAAGAAAAAGACAATCGTTCAGAATGGGAAAAGCAGTTAAAGAAAAGCCAATGTGAAGATATTATTAAATTCGCAAAAGAACATCCAGATGAATATAAAAAAGCTGTATTCGAAGAATATC